AGGGGTGGGTTCAAGAGTAGGTGCGGGTGTAGCCTGCATAGTTGCAACGAGTTGCTCCATCTGCTGACCACGTTGCGTCAGCTCCTGCACTTGAGAATTTAAGCGAGGAACATCGGCGTTGTACATACCTTGAAGAGTCCTGTACTTCTGCTCGAAAGTTTCATCTTGGTCGTTAACGCCCTGCTCGGCTGGCGTTAACTCTGGGGCAGGTTCTTGGACACTGTCGGCGGGTGAAACTACTTGCACAACAGGCTCAACAACCGGCGTTTCACCATTCTCAGGCGACTCAGTGGTGTTGACATCGTTATACAAGGCTTGCACTGCCTCAGTCTGTTTACGAACTTGCTCTGGTACTGCCATCTTACGCTCCTATCGGTATGCGTTGGTTAATAAAGTAGCTATCCATTGGACTGTGCCACTTGTGGGGAATCGGCAAGAAGTTTACACAACTCACCTAAAACTTGGCATCGCCCGGAAGCGATACCCTGCTTATCTCTTGCCGTTACTGGCAAACGCTCGAGCTCAGCATGATACTGCTCATCGAGAAACTTTGCCACACGGGGTACATTTTGCGAAATATGCGCAAATGCTTTAATTGTATCAAGGTCAGGCTGTATCATACTAGCTTCGCTTCCTGACCACCTGCTGGGTTACCAGCTTGGTCTAGTACTTGGGGCTGCGGACCTGTGCGTCCACCATCGGGTGGAGTGATTGCAGCCTGAGCCTCACTCTGAGCAGCTCGTTTATTAAACGCAGCTTTCTCACGAGTCGGCACAACTTCATCTTCAGGCATCTGTAGACCTTTAGCAACTTCCCGAAGAATCGCTGCCCGTCCATCTGCCCCCATGATCTCCATATCAAATTCATTAGCAGTAGCCTGTAAGAACTCAACACGCCGAGAGTTAACAGTGTCCTTGACAGCTAGGTTAATAGCTCCACGAGGTATAATCTGAGCGTCGCCCTTAATACTTTCATCTTCATCATAGCGCATGTTGTACACGAACATGCGGTGCACAACAAGTTTTGTAACGTCTGCATCTATATGCATAACCACTTGCCGGATACTCTTACCAGCCGAACCCATAAGCATTGATAGGCCAGAGGCTGTGCGGCCCGCACCTTTCACGTTAAGATCACCTGATAGATAAGATGGTATGCCACTGTGATCATCAGCGAGTTTACTAAACTGCTGATACACTGACATCAATGAACCAGAATTATCATTAGGCTGGTTAAAACGGACAGCAGGGGCAGAGCCACCGAGCGGATCGTTAAGTACTTGCCATATCCGCCAAGGGTGCATTTGGGTAATATCCTCATTTGTAGGAATACGTTCCAAGTTAACTTCGACTTGGGGTCCAGAGGCGATACCCATGTTATTGACGAGAGAACGCGCAGAGGCGTTGCACACATTCTGCACATCTTCAATAATTTCTGGAATACCTTTACCCCAAAATGCACCGGGGCTTTTAATAAAGGAAGTAACTGCATAAGGTTTCTCCCCTAGGGGATCATAATTAAGGATAGCTTTGATAACATAGTTACCTACTAGCCATACGTTTGCATCATATTCTTTCGTAGGGTCTTCAACTTCTTCTTCAGTTAAACCCCACTCAAGCAGCATCTTACCACTAACTTTACCCCAGAACTCAAGGGCATCGTAAATTTCTGTGGGACGTTGCTCAGTGCTGTGCTTACGCTCTAGCTCATCTTTCTCTTGGTTAACGTCGCTGTTGATCCAGCTCTGCCCGTTACCAACATCTAGTAGTTCGCGTATAGCTTCGTCATCATAACCGGGCACCCCAATAAGTTCCGACAATGCCATTCGAGTAAGGGGGTGGTGTTCGAATATATACCCGTCGTTAACCTTGGATATGCCCGGCTCCGGGTAGAACCGGAATGGATCAACTCGCTCAAACTCAGGAGCAAGCTGTTCGTCTGCTACGGCAATAGTATTGCCTTCAGCATCTACATCCCATGATAACTTGCGCTGCCTGCGCACACACGGGCCTTTAAGAATAGCGGCTGGGAATGTAACAAGATCAGTAAGAAACTCATTAAACCCTTCAGAGAATCCACCCTCAGCAAACTGGTCAGCAATCTTACGCTTCATACCATCTGTGCGATTCTGAGCATCTTGCAATACGGAGAACCGTAGCTCCTGCGCAACAACTTCTTTAAGCTGCGCAACTTCAGCAGGAGTAGGAGCTTGCCCAAGCTGCTCAATTAATCCGGTAACCTTCTCCCCAAGAAGTTGATTTATAATCTCATCACGCGCATCTGGTAGATCAGGTATCGGGGTTGGCTTTATATCCCAAGGTGGTGTCCCAGTATCCATAAGGATGTCCCGCAACCAGCTTTCGGCTGCACGGCACTTTACCTCAGTTATCATCATATATATTTCCGAACCGCCTTGCTGCTGTATACTAGCAAGTTTAGTTGGCTCGTACTCACCATTGCGTTGGCGTAAAGCCTTAAGCATGGCCCGCTCAATAGGGTCTTTCGCTCGTTTAGCTGCGTCAAAAGAAGACCGTAGATACGCAGACAACCCTAGCATTAAGGGCTCAGCCTGACGATCTGCCATCTCTTTACGCGCGTCTTCCTCATCGCTAACAAGCGTAGCGTTATCAACAACTCGTAAAAAATTTAAACCTGCCATTTAATCTTTTTTCTTTTGAGTTTTTTTAAACATGGGGTGGGTGCGGCCCCCATCGGTTTTTATATTACGAGAGGCGTCCCGAACCCTGCCCCCTTGGTCCTTTAGCTGCTGGTCTGTAACACCCATGTTTCCAAAGCCGTACTTGTCTTTACCGCCACCAAACCATTTACGCTTAGAAAGAAGGCGGTCCATATTCTTCTTCTCTTTCTTATAAGCGTTTGAATATCTATCTTCACGGCCTGCCATGATTAACCTCTCATAATAGACTTTTGTTTATTACCGGGGGAATACATGGTATTGCCAGTGACCTTGCCACCATACATGTAAGAATTTCTTTTCTTACCAACCATGCCACCGCCCATAAAAGATTCTCTACCAGAAGACATACCCATCTTCTTCTTAGCTTTAGCGGCAGCTTGCATACCTTTTTTATCATATGAAAACATTTTACCATCTACATTTGGCATAGTAATTATCCTTCCAAAAATTAGTTGGAGCTTCAATCTAACTTGGCAGAACTTATTATGCAATAGAAAAAACCCCCACTGGCTAGGAGTCCAGTGGGGGGAAGTACACAACATGGGAGGTGGGTTATGTCGGACCCAATGGGACTATATGGTACCGTATGGGACAACGCAAGTGTAATGTTACGTCCAACCGACAGCACTATGCGATTTAATTTCTCTCCGCTGCGCAACGACTGAGCCGTCACTGATAGAAGAGATATGTAACATAAGATACTGCAACGCTTCAGCTACATGACTATGCTTGTTTTTCTCAATGGCACCCGTCTTTGGATGAAAGCGATATCCCCCCATCATTGCGGACTTAAGCGCAGTGCAGCTTGGGTCCAATAAGAACGCGCTATCCCCATCTGCATGGCGCATAAGATACTCGTCCACTGCGCTAAGCCGAGGTGTAACGTTATTAGTTTTTGCTGCAATAACTTTCATACCCTCAGCTTTAATAATATCAATGGCACTACGTTCATCCGTCTGTGCTCGCTGCACTCCAGCAGGGTCAACAACGACAATAACGTTTGCCCCGCTGAACCTCTCGAAGAGTAGCGGCTTAAGTACTGTCCGTACAAAACGTTGCACCCCCATATCAAAACTTACAGCCTCCGCGTATATGAGGGCTCGTCCCCTTGGATCACTCTGACCAATGACTGCCGCAGGTGTAAGCCCAAGGTCCATACCAATAACAACGGGACGAACACCATTAATAATAGGCTCCAGACGCTCAGTAGCCATATGATAGTCAGGACGAAAATACTTATACACAGGCTGACCTGCAGAGCTGAGTCCATACTCTCCATCAATGTATACCCTAACGTACTCTTCACTCCGACCTTGTGTGTCATAATATCCCTCCGGCAAGTTACTAACGTTCTCTGCCAAGAGCCCCCGCCCTGATGGCTGTTTAAATACTGCCCATCCGTTGTCATTAGGCGACACGCCGTCCTCAGCATTAAGCCCTTCCATCTGATAGTACCACCATGTGTCTTGGGTCGGCGGGTTAGTGTCCCCCCACATCCCATGCCATGTTGGGCCACCATCTTTCTTACTGGGGTAACGTCCAACGCGCTTGGACATAGCGTCAATAATGTCCGGGTGAATATCCCGACACTCGTTGAACCACGCAAATGTAAGCTCGAGTGAGTTAAGGTTCGCTACGTCATCCGCGTCATCAAGCGCCCGAAACATTATTTCGCACTCGATGTCTCCGACTTTGAAGAAGTAGGTTTTGGTTGTTCGCATGTATCGTCCGCAGACTCCGGGTGGGAACCAGTCGAGGAACGTTTTGATTGTGGTATCCATGAGCTGGCGCGCCGTCTCGCGGACAATAGCCGCCCTACTTTTCCGTATCCCTTGTTCATTCGGTGCTTGCTCCCCCGCCCTGCGAATAACCTCAAAGGTGCTGGTCACAGACTTGCCACTCCCAACCGGCCCCATAAGGACACGCATCTTGGAATTGTTTGCCATGAAAGCACCACACACTTTGGTAGGTGTATAGTTAATCTCGTATGCCATTAGTCACCCACGTATATTCTAATGCGCACAGCCATTGGTTTCTTTGTGCGCTTTGGATATGTAATGATCTTAGCAGAGTGCGACCACCCTCCGCGAGCTAATAGTGTTAGAATCAATCGCGCTCTCTTGAGGGAGTACAGCACCTCAACCATGCTCAATAACTTTGGCAACAGGTACCAAAGTAGTTACTGCTGATTCTTGGGAGGGGAGGTTAATCTGTATGGTAACACCACCACCCCCTGTGCCCTCAGCTATCGCGTCTTTCTGTGGTTCTAGGTTCCCCCACTTAACCGTAGACTTTATAAGATCAGCCTTTACCGCCGCGCTTACATCTGGTGCATGGATCAATGTCCAACTTGTTGTAAGTAGTTCTTCTGCCTGCGCCTTTGCCTTGAGCCGGAAGGTCATGCCCTTCTCTTTAACTTCCTCACGAAGATGCTCCACCTTCTTAAGGAACATACTATCTTGGTTGTAAGTAATGAGTTCGCTTTGGGTTATCGCATGACGCAACATAATATCTGGCATGGATTCACCTGACCCTTCAAGAGCAAGTGCGATGTCCATTGCAAGCCGGTCAGACCACGGATGATATTTCAACGGTAGATTATCCATGTGAGGTATTCTGTAATAAGTTGTCAGGGGTGTCAAGCTAAGTAGTTGTATATTAGATAAACGCTAACTATACACTAGGTATTTTTGGGTCTTGCTTTAAGCGGTTTACTTATATAGGGGTGCGGTCATGACACGCAGTCCATGTCCCCCCCGTCAACACCTATCGGCTCGTGCCTTAGCCTAAATAAATCAATGCTTTCAATAGCTTAGAAAACGGCGGAAACCTTGCCGACTTGATAAAATTTAGGGGGCATGCTTCAATTCAATTGTCGAAACGGCGAGCACATAACCGCTTCGGGGCTAATCTAGCAGAGACGAGACACATAAGAACCTCATGCAACTCGGATAGATTAACGTAGCCAAGTGTCCACAAAGGTGCCTCATAAAAAACTACCCACCGATCATTCGGTCGGTGGTAACCAACTAGGAGAATAATCACATGAGTGATTTCGTAAAAGGTTTTGTCAGTGCCGAACTGACTAGTGTGTCCGTCAACTTCGATGCAGACTATACCCCTAAATCGGGGAAGAATGCTGGCAAGCCACAGGGTCCGACGTTGTTTATCAACAAGGGCACTGCGACTAGGCAGCAGTTTCCAACAGCTAAGAAAGCTTTGGAGGCTGTTATCGAAAGCGGCGGTTTGCCAAAGGGGACCAAAGTCTACGCCAATGGCGAGAAGATGACGGTCCCGGCGGCGGCCAAGCTGGACCTTAACGGGTTTCAGTTCTTGAACACGCAGTACTCGCAGAAACCAAAATGGGGCGTCTCGTTTATGACAGACGCTTACGCCAAGGCTAAGAACGCGGCGTATAACTCAGCTACCCCAGCGAAAGCGAAGGCAGCACCTGCGAAGGCAACTAAGAACTTGCCTCTCTTCTAGTCTAACCCGAGGGGAGCTACGGCTCCCCTCACTTAGGAGACTAAATATGTTTAGTGGAAAATTTAAGATCAGACACCTTATCATGTACTCGGTGCTTGTAAGTGTATACTTCATTGCAGCGATGATGATCCTTATCATACTAGATGCGTACTACTACTAAGACTGGGGGGCTTCGGCTCCCCTTTTCTTTTTGTTTTTTATTATTAATAAAGCCCATATATCGGGAGGTCATAGCACGGCGTGTATATAAGCATATGTATATAGGTGCTAGCTTATATAGGTGCTGGCTTTATACAAGTAGTATGTAATGATATCAATGACTTACAGGTAATACATACCCCAGCTATATAAGTTGCTATATAGATTAGCCTAATATCAGGAGCTATAAACTTTACGTTTTAATTGTATAGTTTGTTGTATACCATACGTTACAGACCATAATACTAAGTTTAACTATCTACATTATATAGATTATCTAACTAAATGTTGTATACCACGCACCTTTTTTACTAAATTCATAACTTTATACATTTGGCGTAAGTTAGTAAGCATGAAAATGTGGGAGTGATTAGTTTCCCAGCTTATATAATCTATATAGTTGAATGTAAAGTTGTTCTACAACCCGCTGTTACTATGGCTTACAAGGTATATTTTTTTAACCCCCATAAAGTACTAACTTATATATTTTATACATGTATCTAGATAGTGCAATGTTAAGTAAGTAGGTAAAGTACCCCCGACTTGACAATTTTTGGCGAATCGACGATAGTTCGGGCCTCGACCAACCACAAAATTTTTAATCAACTAGGAGATATGTTATTATGTCAAGTAACTATACGCTACATCTTGTTCCAGAGAACGGCCCT